AGTGGGTCGACATCCCCTACGCGCTGAAACTCGTCGCCACGCCGGTCACGCCGGCGGTGGAACCGTTGACCTATGACGAGGTGAAGGCATATCCGGGACTGCGTCTGCCCAACGATACGGACACGGCCTATCTCACGGGGCTGATCACGGCGGCGCGGCAGAAGGTGGAATCGGATACCGGGCTGCGCCTCATCACACAGAACTGGGATCTGTCTCTCGATGCGTTCCCTACGGATGCGATCTACGTCCCGATTGGGCCGTTGCAGTCGGTGACCAGCATCAAAACAACGTCGGTGGCGGGCGTGGAATCCACGGTCTCCGTCACGAACTACCAGGTGGACCTCGCCAGCCGCCCGCCGCGCGTTCTGTTGAGCGATGCCGGCGCGTGGCCGGGTGACATCCGGCTGCACCAGGGCATCGTGATCCGGCTGGTGGTGGGCTACGGCGCGAGCGGCGACGCCGTGCCCGCGCCGTTGCTCGAAGCGATGCGGATCGCGATTCGGTGCTGGTACGCGCCGCTCGGGGGCACGCCGTTTGCGTTGCCGCCATCGTGGATGGGCTACGACGCGCTGATCGCGCCTTACCGCTCCCCGGGGATTGGCTGATGGCCCGCCGGAGCGCGATCAACGCCGTGGCGGACGGGGTGAAGGCCGCGCTCGACGTGGCGGCGCTCCGGGCGCAGGCGTTGGCGCCTGGCGGGGTCTATCGCAATCGGCCGCCCGCCCAGCAGCCGCCCTTCGTCAGTATCGGGCCGTGTAGCGAAGTGCCGTACGATGCGATGGGGTTGAACTACGGCGCGATTGTGACGGTGCCCATTCACGCCATCACGAACGGGACGGATGCGAACGGGGAGAGCCGCTGCGCCTCGATTCTCGACAAGGTGATGGAGCTGCTCGACGAGCCGTCCACCGTGACGGCGACGGGCTACACCGTGCGACAGAAGCTCTGGATGGGCACCACCATCGGCCCGGACGAGAACCTGCTGGTACTCACGGGTGACCCGAGCGGGATTGACGGTGTGGCGACGTTCGAGTTCACGGTCTGGCCGACGTGAGGATGTGATGGGACGCATGAAGCAACCGGATCTGGACGCGCAACAGGCGGCGGCACTCGACGGCCGGCACTTCCGCGCTCTGGTGCGGATCAGCAACCTGGCCGATGACACGCTGGCGCTCGGTGAGAGTGAGCCTGGCGAGGGCGACGGCGAGACGTGCGAGCGCGTGCCCCAGGCCGACCTGGCTGACCTGTTGCGCGGGGGCTACATCGTGCCGGTGACGAAGGGAGACGTCGATGGCGGTCAGGAATAGCACCGACGCGGGATTCTTTCTGGTGGGCGGCCGCAATCTCCTGTCCACGTTGACGGGGTTCAGCGACAAGAAGACCGCCGTCACCGAGGAAACCACCGTCTTAGGGGTGAGCGCCCCGACGCACGCCTTCACGGGCATCGTGCGCTCGATGTTCTCGATGGACGGCTTCTACGATGACGCCACCGGCAGCCAGAACGAGGCGCTGGTGGGGAACACCGGGACGGCGCAGGTGGTCTGTTACGCGCCCGCGGGCAATGTGCTGGGGCGGGTGGTCGAGGGGATGCTCGGCGCGTTCTTCAACACCTACGAGCGCATCGTGCAGCTGGAGAAGTTCCACCGCGCGAAGGCGTCAGCGGAAGTCTCCGGCGCGCGCGAACCGGGGGTCATCCTGGCCACGCTCGGCACCGTGACGGCGGCCGGAAACACCGAGGCCACCAGCGTCGACCACACGACCGACCCAACCACGCAGACGATCGCAATCACCTCGAACTCGATTGCGGCGGCGTCGGTCGTGACCTGCCCGGTCCCGCATGGGCTCGCGACGAACGACGTCGTGCTGATCGCGGGCGTGGCGACCTCGAATCCAACGATCAACGGCGAGCGCACCGTGACGTATCTCAGCCCGACGACGTTCAGCGTGCCGGTCAACGTGACGACGGGCGGGACGGGCGGGACGTTCACACGCGCGAGCACCCCGAACGGCGGCGCCGGGTATCTCCAGATCAACGCCCTGACGCTGGACGGATACACCAACGTGATCTTCAAGATTCGTCACAGCGCCAACAACAGCAGCTTCACCGACCTGGTGACGTTCGTCGCCACCATCGCGTCGCCCACGGCGCAGCGGGTCGCGGTGACGGGCGCCGTCAATCGGTATCTTGCCACGTCTCACGCCTACACGGGCGGAGGCACGTCGCCGTCAGTGACACGGATGATCGGGTTCTGTCGCGGGTAGTCATGGTTCAGTAGACGCGCCCGCGCGGCGCAGAGGAGAAGAGTATGGCGGGGTACAACTCAACCAACATCAAGCTGGAAATCGACGTGGCCGTGGGCGGCGCGTTGCAGGACATTACCAGCATCGTCAAGTCGATGGGGCCAATCAAGGTCACGGGCGGGACCGTCGAAACGACCCCGTTTGGCGTGGCCTTCCCGCAGTTCACGACGACGGGCATGAAGGTGTACGCGGACATTCCGTTGGAGTTTCCGTACGACGACACGGCGACCACGGGCAGCGATGCCGTGTTCAAGGGCGTCGGCGAGACGCGGTCGTTCAAGGTCACGTTGGGCAGCACCAAGACTGTGGCGGGTGAAGTGCTCATCGTGGAGTACGAGCGGCCCCCGGTGGTGGGGTCGATCCATCTGTCCAAGTCGCTGTTGCGATTCAGCGGCACCGTGACCGAGGCGTAGTCGTTCATTCGTATCGTGGGCCGCGGCTGACCTCCCGGCTCGCAACCGCTGGCCGCGTCGGGGATATAACGCGGCGATTCCTTCTGGAGGTCAGTGTATGGCGCTACTGAAGCCGACCGTCAAGCATCTCGACATCCCGCACGAACCTGGCGAGTGGATCGAGATCCGTCGCCTCTCCAGCCTCGACGGGCTGGACATGGACGAGATGGGCAAGGGCCGACTTGCGCGGATCAAGGAGGTGGCGCGGTTCTTTCTGGCCGCGATTGCCCGATGGAGCTATCCCGACCTGGTCACGATCGACGCGATTGCGGGTCCGATGAATGCCGACGGCGAGCGCGAGGGCGGGCTGGATAAGGCCACGTCGTTGTGGCTCATGGTGGAGATCGGAAAACTCCAGGCCGGCGACAAGACGGACGCGGAGCTTTTAGTGCCTACCTCGCCTTCGATCGCGGCCTAGACGGCGAGGAAGGGGCGGTGTTCCGGCCGATGATGCCGACCCCCGAGAACTGGCTCCTGTCGCGGGTGTGTGAGGAGTTCCAGGCGTTTACACCCGAGACGGCAGCCCGGGCGGTGATGGCCGACCCTGAGCGGCGCGTGCTGAGCATCTTGGAACTGCGGGCGTATGTGCGGACGCGGGCGGCGATCAACGCGGCCCAGAAGCCCGCCGACGTGCCGACGGGACCAATGGCGGACTGGGTGACGAAGGTGATGGCGGCGCGAGTGCGCGAGAGGATGGCGGGTGGCGAATAGTATCACCATCAAGCTCGTCGGCGGCGATCGGTTTGTGGCCGACAGCGCCCAGTGGCTGATGCGTCTGCGTCATATCATCGCGGCGGCCACGCGCAGGCGGGCGGCCGAGATCCTCTCTCGCACGCGATCCTATTACCCCCGCGGCGCGACCGGCAATCTGATCAAGGGCTTATCCGTGCGCGAAGTGCAGGGCGACAACTCGCGCGTGCTGGAGCAGGTCCGGAGTCGAGCGCCGCACGCGCACCTGAACGAGTGGGGCACGAAAACGCGCCGCACCAAGAAGGGGTGGTCGCGCGGGGTCATGCCTCGCAAGACCGTGTTTGTGCCGATTGCGATTCAGGAGCGGGCCAAGTTGATGCAGGACATCCGGCGCATCCTGGCTGGGCCCGCCCCGGAGATTGGACCTGGCTATCCCCACGTCGTCGAGACACCTACGTTCTTCGGCAACCGAGGGCGACTCTAATGGCGGTGAACGCGAAGGTCGGCGCCGATTTCACCGACTTCGAGCGCGGTCTCCGGGGCATGGAGTCCCAGGTCAAATCCAGCGCATCGGCCATCTCCAGCATCTTCGGCGTCTCCCTGTCGCTGGCCGCGGTGACCGCCTACATCGGCGGGATTGTGCGGTTGGGCGACGAAATACAGAAGCTCGCCGACAAGACCGGCATGAGTGCCGAGGAAACCCAGAGACTCGGCTTCATCGCCCAGCAGTCCGGGCTCGAGATGTCTGCCATGGCCGCGGCCGCGCAGAATCTCCAGCAACGGTTGGGCGATGACGACGCGGGCGCGGTCGGGGCGCTGGCACGGCTCGGGATCAACGCGGAGGCGTTCGCGAAGCTCAATACCTATGCCCAACTGCAGCAACTGGCCGGGGCCATCAGCAGCGTGACCGATCCGACCACGCGCGCGGCCATCGCGGCGGATCTGTTCGGCAAGTCGTGGAAAGAGATCATGCCGGCGCTGATCAGCGACTTCAACGCGCTGGCGGCGGCCGCCCCCGTGATGAGCGACGCGACCGTCAAGACGCTCGACGACGCCGGCGATGCGTGGGACAAGTTCAAGACCCAGGTGCAGGTGGCGACGGCCGAGGCGTACACGGGCGCGGTCAAGCTGGTGTCGCTGGCGCAGATTGCGGCGACGGCGGCCACGCGGCAGCAGCGATTCGGCGCGTTGCTGTTCGGGATGGAAAACCTCGATGTCGTGTCCGAGGTGGTGCACAACCCAGTGAAGAAGTGGGGCGGCATGGCGCCGACCGCCCTGCCGTCTCCCGCCGAGATGGCGGCCGCGATCAAGACACTGAACGCCGAGATCGAGAAGTCGATCCCGATCAACAAGAAGGCGGCCGAGGAGGCGAAGAAGCACGCGGAAGCGGTCACGGCGTTCTGGGACGTGATCGACAAGATCACGATTGACGCCGGCCGGACGATCTTCGACTGGAACAATGAGGTCCTGGCGAAGAATAAGGCGACAACGGGATTCTGGGTGGAGGA